GGGCGTTACCTCTAATGCACACGGTGATTTTGAAAGAACCGGTGGTGGGGCTGCAAACCAAATGAGGATATTCCAAGAAAGTTTAAAGGAATTGGCAGCTGAATTTGGTGAGCAATTACTACCAATGTTTACTGAAGTAATAACCAAAGTTAATGAAGCCCTAAAGGAATTTAAAGATTTAGACGACGAAACAAAGAAAATGATAGTTCAATTCGGACTTCTTGCCGGTGCTATTCCTTTAGTTATTTGGGCGGTTGGTGAATTGGCTGATGCCTTTACCAAGTTAAATACTAAAATGGGCATTATTCTGATTGCTTTAGTTGCAGCAACTTCGGCTTTTGAAGGCATGGGTAAGGTACTAGACAAGACATCAACAAAAGGTGAAAAATTACGTGGTGTACTTCAGTCAATTTTAGCACCTGCGGGTGCTGCGGCTATGATTGGTTTTCATTTTTTAAATAAGGGAATTGACTACTTTAATGGTACTTCTGAAGATGCTATTGATAATACTGATAAACTAAAAAGTGCATTTGGTAATTTAAGTGGTATGCAAGTGTCGATGCCAAAATTACCTTTTGGTAGAAATGACACGGTAACTATGCCAACCCCAATAGCGGGTGACCCACTATCGAATTTAGATGAAGGAATCACTAAAGCTAATGAAATGGCAGCGGCAGTTGATACTTTAATTGCTAGTGATAATCAACTTAATTATGCTTTAGCTAGTAATGCTGCCAATGTAGAATCATTTAATGGCACAATGGCAACGGTATCAGATCAGTTTCAAAAAACATCTGCTACTATTCAAAAAGAAGGACAAAAGATGTCTATTAATTTTGGTTCAGTTGCAGAAAGTATTGGTAGTGCTTTGACTGCTGCGGCATTAAATGGTGGTAACGCTATGGCTGCACTTGGTCAAGTTATATTTAGTGCTTTAGGTGATATTCTTATTCAAATGGGTACGGCAGCAATAGCGGCATCAAAACTAGCAGAAACATTTGCTATTCCAATAGTTGGTGCTGCAGCGGGTTTTGCAGCAATAGCACTTGGTACTTTAATTAAAGGACTATCTACTAAAATACAAGGAGATGGTTTTGCGGCATTTGCTAATGGTGGTATTGTATCTACACCTACACTTGGGCTTGTGGGTGAATATGCGGGTGCTAGATCAAACCCTGAAGTAATTGCCCCATTAGATAAATTAAAATCACTTATAGGCGATACTGGAGGCACTAATGTAAATGTTACTGGCGAATTTAGATTGGATGGACAAGACCTAGTAGTGGCTTTAGAAAGAGCCAACAACGAACGAAATAGAATACTTTAATGGCATACGGGGTTAAATATAGGCTTGAGTTTTCCGATAATGAGGGAAACGGTAAGAAAATAGAGGTATGGAAAGATGGCTATGTTGGACAAGCTAGTTCTATGGTAGGTGGTTCAGAACCGGTTACTATTAAATGGAATGCTCAAGATGATATCTATTCCCCTATTATTGGTTCTACCGCAATCATCAATTTAGTGGTGACCGATGATGTTACTTACGATGATTTTTATAGTGCCGATGAAAGAGAATACCAGGTTAAGGTGTTTTACAAGGATGCATCGAATAACTATCAGTTGTATTGGATAGGATGGCTTGTAGCAGACCGATATAGAGAAGTAATACAATCAACCCCTTATAATCTACAACTTAACGCTATTGATGGTTTAGGAACGCTTAATAGCTTCGATGCACCATTATACTATAAAGATATAAGTGGCGATGATAGGGAAACTGCCTTACCGCCTATAAACTACATCGCTGATATATTAGGAAACCTTGATTTAGGGCTTTCTATTTACACTTCTAATGAATTAGAGCATAGAATATCGAGTAGCGGTAATAACATCTACGATCAGATGTGGGATGCCGTGGGAACTAATCCAGAACCCGCATACGCCTTGACTAAAAAGTTTAAGGTTCAGAATGCCAAGTTTGTACTTGAGCAGATTTTAAATTATACTCATTCACGAATATTTCAAAGCTATGGAAGGTGGTACGTTATCAATAAGTCAGCTTATTCTGCTAGTATTACTGGGGGTAGTGAGTCTATCTCTTTCGATATATTTACTAGTGGAGGTGTATTTAGTTCTACAACTAGTTCAGATGTTTTATATGATACCCCATCTGATTTAAAAGTATTTAAACGTAAGCTATCAAAACTATATGACCCGCCATTAAAAAAGGTTAGAATACCACAATCGTTAGAAAACAACTACGATTATAAAACAAATAACTTTTCGTTTGAATGGTCTAATGGAGATGGTACAAATGAGGTAGGTTGGACTATTAATGCATTGGCGGTATTTAATTCTGATAAAACGCTTACTGGAGGTAATGCAATAAGATTTACAGGTGCTTCAGGAATTATTACATCCGATGGTCAGAATCAGCTAATAACTACCGAAGCATACAAATTTGATTTTAGTGTTTATACTACTTATAGTGGTACTAATACGATTGATGTAAAGATTCAAGCGGGTAGTAAGTATTGGGATGAACCTAATGGAACATGGACTAGTACAGTTACAACTAATACCCTTGATCTAGGTGGAGCTGCCGAAATAAACAAATGGCAGACTAAATCTTTTGAACTTCCGGAAGTCACCTCAACGCTTACTGGTATAACCATTACGGTTAGTGGCGGTACTTCTACGCCAAGCAATCCGATTTATGTAGATAATCTAGGAATCTTTGTCAAGTTTGATTCTTATGGAGCGGGTGAGCGTTTTTTAGAGCGAGTTAGAACAAGCGGTGATTATTCAAATATCTATGAACTAGAGCAGTCCTATTTAATAGATGGGCGGGTTTATGAGTACATCCAGGATGCAAATACTGATATTGTTCGACCTTCAGATACATCTGCAATTACCATAGAAGAAATCATTACACAATACATATTAAATGATTACCGGGATTATCTGCCACGATATGAGGGTGATTTATATAACACAATCAAAACGCCCGTTGGGTTACATAATAAAGTGCTAATTAATTTTAGTGGTTTATCAGAATCAAGAAGTTGCTACATTGATGCGATGACTTACAAGGTGAAGTCTAATGTATATAATGTAAGAATGCATATCCCAAATCAAACAAGTGACATTTCAAGCAATGTAGTGGAAAGCTACGAATAAGTTCCCCTTTCCTTGTTTGCTGCCCCCGTTGTCTTTAATTAGGCTCGGGGGTTTTTTTTACATTTTTTCGTAAAATATTTTTTGTAATTAAAAAATTATTTCGATATTTGACCTATAAGTTCATTGAAATACTCTTAAAGGGAAGAAATTGAAGGCGAAGGGGTGGAAAAGTTGACGCGCACCCAAGCGGCTGTCTAAAGTACCGAATTGATGAAACTGCGATAGGATGCAGTCCTCGACTTGTCGAGATAGGGAAATAGAGGTGTGACTTGGCAATGTGAAAGATAGTAAACCGAAGCGAGGCAAGTGGCAGTACAATAGTGCTGAATCGTATGTGGCTATTACCGAACAACCAACAAATCCTTATCTGTTTCAGAAGTAGTTGTAAACACCAATAAGAGTATTTTCTTTGAACGATTAAACAATTACAAATTAAAACTACTACAATGTCAAAACAAGAAAAAATTAAACAGCTAGTTGCTGATTTAGGATGGGATTATGACCGACTTTCAAGTTGTGGTCAAAGTGTTTACAATGAAATTTGCAATCTATTAGACATCGAAAGCCAAGAGAAACTAACTTTCAAAGCTAGAGAAGGTAGAGAAACATTCCTTTTTGAAGCATTCAACGAAGAAGAAGCTAGAGAGTCTTGCGATATGTGGAACGCAACCTTTTTAGGTCAAGTAAACGAAAAAGGAAACCTTTTACCATTAGCATAACAAGATGAAAAACACACAACTATTTAAGATTTTAGAAAAGAAAATGCACGATTGGCATACCGAATACCAAATTGGTTTTAAAGGTAAAAGCTATAAGTGTATTCGCAATGCGAGATACCCAAAACTAGAAGGTGTTAAGCTAACAGAATGTGAGCGATATGAACTAGGGGAATTACTTGAAAAGGACTTTCTAAACGACTGCATATAATGAAAAACACACTTCTACACAAGCCTATTACTACGATTGAAGAGGCGAAACAATACATTGACTTCTTACACGAGAACAATATTCTCTATCACCTTGACGAAGATTCAAGAAACATCGTTGATGGTAAAACGGGAAAGGCATTTGAAGATACTTTTTTTGATGAGGATTTAGATGCTATGGATGCTCGTAACGATGAGATGAGCGGACTCGATTGGGATAAGCACGAGTATTGTTGCGAGATACTTGGAATTGATTAATAACTAACCGCCCCTTCGGGGGCATTTTTTTGTGCCTATGAATGAATTTGAGATGGAATTTATTAATGACCTAAAGCGACTAGGTCTAAAGCGTTACGAGGTCGCTGACAAGCTAGAGATGACTATGCCTACTCTAAAGAGTAAACTAAAGCAACCTAATAAGATGACTTTGCGGGATGTTGAGGTATTGCAATCGCTAGGCTTTCAACTAAAGAATCTATTTACTAATTAAGAACTATGAAGAAACTACTAAACACACCGCTTACTATTGATGACATTGAGTTTCGTGTTCAGTCAATCACCGCTAAAGGGGCAATCATTTTGCCTTACAAGAATGCGAGGGTTGATATGCAACGACTAGATGAGGCAGTAGGGGCAGTAAATTGGCAAAGGGAACATCGTATTATCAATGGACAGAACTACTGCGTAGTGTCTATCTATGATGAAACCAAGAACGCTTGGGTATCTAAAATGGATGTCGGAACAGAATCTAATACAGAAGCCGTTAAGGGAGCTGCTTCAGATGCCTTTAAGCGAACTTGTTTTAATTGGGGTATTGGTCGTGAACTCTACGACTATCCTTTGATCTTTATCAAGCTAAAGCCCGAAGAAATCGCCAACCCAAAAGGGTTTACTTATAACCTACGAAACTGGAAATGGAAAAGTAGGTTTTCTAATGGAAAACTTGTCTATTTAGGCGGACACGATGGTAAATCCATCCGCTATGAATACGGCAGTAGAAGCTAATTTTAATCGTTAATTTTTTAATTTTTTTATTATGTCTGAAAATTCGACTATTTATGTGAACGGGATTAGAACCTTTCCTAAAAAGGATAATAGCCCCGAGTGGATTCTTGGTAATGGGGTGATTACACCTCGTGAGTTAATTGACTTCTTGAAGTCACCCGAAGCGTTGGATAACATTACCGAGTACAAAGGTCAGAAACAACTACCCGTTACTTTCGTTGCAAATCGTGGCGGAGGCTTTAGTATCAAGGTAAACAACTACAAGCCAAAAGAAGAGGTCAAAATGCAACACGACCAAGAAGATGATTCTGATTTACCATTTTAATTACTAACCAAGGGGGTGTCATTTATGATGCCCCTTTTAACTTAACTACTATGTCAAATGTTATTATAGACGATACCAAGCACGATGACCCTAAATTTCTAAAGGCTCAAGTTGAGGTATTGCAAGAGAACCTACTTAATTGTCATAACGAGTTACAAATTGCCTATGGAGCGATTAACAATAATGCCAAGAGAATTAGACAACTACAAGATGAGAATGTATCACTAAAAATAGAACTATCTATTCACGGAATAGAATTTAAAGATCAGAACGATGAAGAAAGTATTTGATAGCAATTCAGAATATCATTCGCATAGTTGCATTAGTGCGAGTGGCTTAAAAACGATTTATGACCTAAAAGGTTCAGTAAGAGATTATCTCGCCAAAACCTACGAGGATAAGGATGCGTTTCGCTTTGGAAACCTAGTGCATATTTTATTTACCGAAGGTAGAACAGAATACCAAAAGCAGTACTACGAACTACCGGAGATTGGTCACCTACGAAAAACTGAAACTACTACTTCTGAAGAGGCGGCAGAAAACAGAAAGTTAAAGGAGCAACTATTAAAAAAAGCGGGTAATAAGATAGTCGTTGATTTTAAGGATGTTCAGACCATTCGAGAACTAGAGGCTCAATTTATGGCGGATGATGAAATAGGGCGTACTGCTAGAGAATCTTGCGAGGGTATTTACGAGTTGTCGCATTACACTAAATACGATGGTATTGATGTTAGAGTTCGCCCCGACATTATCAACGAAGAGAAGGGTTTTATAGCAGATATTAAATCAACAAAAGATCTGATAAACTTTAATAAAGAAATTAACTGGTATCATTACGACCTTCAAGCTGCATTCTATTGCACCGTGCTAGGCTATGATATCGAGAAGTTCCGTTTCGTCATTTTAAAGAACCACATCCAGTACAGCGACCCTACTTATCGTGAGCAGATGGTGGACACCATTTCATTAAACGAACGAGAAATAGAGCGTGGTTTTTATAAGCTAGATTTTGCTTGGAGCAAGTGGAAGCGATACATAGAAGAAGGTATTGCCCCTGGAGTTGATTTAGATAGAAACCAATACGGAATTAAAATTTACCCTTAAATGAATCCATACCTACTTAAAATTAAACAAGCGTGTGAAGAGTATTACAGCGTTGATTTACTTCACCCAACCCATAAAAGACTCAATGTAGAGGCTCGACAAATGTACTTTCACTTATCCCGTAACTTACTACAACTACCCTATGATACTATTGGTGTGGTGATTAATAAAAACCATGCTACGGTCATACACGGCATCAATAGAATCAAGGGGTATATCGAGGTACACAAGGAAACCGAAGAAAACTACCTAAATTTAAAATACCTTTGTTTATCTGAATTTAGTAATATGGGTAACCCTTTCAATAAATATTTAACAAAAGAAGATGTTTTACAACGCCAGGTTTTAGAGTTTATGAAACTGCAATATCCCAATGCTTTTGTAGTGCATATCCCTAATGAGGGTAAGCGTACCAAGTTTGAGCAGTTTAAGTTTAAGACCTTGGGAGGTGTGTCGGGGATGCCCGATCTAATGATATTTGATGCTAGGGGTAAATACAATGGACTCGCCATAGAACTAAAAGCGGGATACAACAAACCAACCGAGAACCAATTAAAGTGCTTACAGGAATTACAAAAAAGGGATTGGAATGCCTTTTGGTCTAATGACTTTGAGTACATCTGCCAACGAATAAACAGCTATTTTAATGATAAGAGCGATTAGAGGTGTCTTTTGGAACGAAGATGACCAAAAAATTCGTTGGTCACGGACTACAACCTTTGATGGTGGCGTAAAGTATTCCTACATCGGACAGATGTCCGAACCGGAGTTTGAACTGCTACTAGAGGTGTTGTGGTATCTCTATGAGGATGGGCATATTACGCACGAAGATTTTGTGTATGTCTTTTCTGATATTAGGGAGTTCTGTGACCGAGTCAAGAAACTCATTAACGAATAAACAGACAGGCAAATGAGAATGGGGAAAATAATTAAACCGAAAAGGTTTGATAACTATGTTGTTGTGCCTTTACCCATCTTTCGGTACAAGGGTATTTCGGCTAGTGCTACTGGTGTTTATTGTTGGCTATTAAGTCACAAATCAGATATTGATATGACTCAAGAGTTTATGGTGGGTCATTTTAAAAATGGTAGAGCTGCTATCCGATCGGCAATAGAAGAACTAGAATCACACGGATTTTTAGAGCGAATAAAGCATAGAGTAGGTAAAAAAGATATCTACGATTATGTGATATCCGAGAATGTTTTGGGGGTTCAAAAATGGGAGTCCGAAAATGGGCATCCGAAAATGGGCGTTCGAAAATCGGCCGCCCAAAATCGAACACAAAGATATAATAGTAATAAGGTTATTAATAATAAAGAAATACCTCAAGAAGTAAAAACCGCCTTTCCACATATAATTTCTTTGTTTCCGGAAAAGTTCCAACCACACACCGAACCACAAAAAATAAACTGGATAAACGAGATAAACGATATCTATCGACTGGATGGTGTAGAACCTAAAGTGTTGTATCGCCTTATAGAGAATATTCGTAATGATAGCTTTTGGAGTCAGAACCTTCTAACTATTATGAAACTGCGAAAGAAAAACAAGGATGGGATTAAATATCTTGATATGTTCTTTGAGAAGTATGGTACTAACCTTAAAAAGCATATCAAATGATGTCACTTAAAATTCCTGAAGCTGCAATACGAGAAGCTACAAGATTGGTAGATAAATACAACTTCGGTAATCGAGGTCATGCAGATGGTAATCGTACCAATCAAATAGTAGGTATTGTTGGCGAACTAATGATTCGACAGCTACTTAATATGCCCCCATTAGAACCTAACGGCTTTGATGGTGGTTTTGACTTGCATTTTAGAAATCGTTTTATTGATGTAAAGACTATGGGGCGTACTACCGACCCTCGACCCGATTTTATTAATAATGTAATCGCTAGTCAGATTACCTATCGTGCAACACACTTTTTGTTTTTAAGCCTTAATAAGAGAACAAGAACACTATGGATATGTGGCGGAATAAGCAAGAAAGACCTACTGGATAAAGCTACCTTTCGTGCAGAAGGTTTTATGCAGACAAGATCAGATGGTTCACAATTTAAAATTCGTGCTAGTATGTACGAGATTATGAATAAAGACCTAGAACCCATAAATTCGTTGTCCGACTTTTTTAATTATGTAATATTTTATATCGACTAACTACTACTACTATGACAGAACTACAAGATTTCCTTAATGTCGGAATTGAGGTAAAACCAGGGCGAGTAGAACAAAAGGTGACTTGCCCTAAATGTTCACCCGAACGAAAAAACAAACAAGACAAGTGCCTATCCGTTAATCTTGATAAAGGCGTTTATAATTGCCATCATTGCGGATGGTCGGGTAATGTGAAGCTAAAGGAGCGTAAAGAATACTTCAAACCCGCACCTATTGAAATTAACCTATCAGAAAAAATCTTAAAGTACTTTCAAATACGAGGTATTTCTAGTGCTACTATTGCCAACTGGAAAATAGGCGAATCAAGAGAATACTTCCCACAAGTAAGAGAAGAACGAGCTGCAATCAATTTTAACTACTATCGTCAAGGCGAGTTAGTCAATGTAAAGTATCGAGATGCTGAAAAGAATTTTAAACTCGTTTCAGGAGCAGAACTCATCTTTTATGGCTTGGATAACATCAAAGAAACGAACCATTGCTACATCGTAGAGGGGGAGATGGATGCGCTATCGCTTTATGAAGCGGGTCTATATGCAGTAGTATCCGTACCTAATGGCGCATCTAAAGGTAACCAACGACTAGACTACCTAGATAACTGCTTTAAGTACTTTGAGGATAAAGAATCTATTGTTTTATGTACTGATAATGATGAGGCGGGTTTATCGCTTCGTAATGAACTAGCAAGAAGGTTAGGCAAACACCGATGTAAATATGTTGATTTTGGCGATTTTAAGGATGCTAACGAGGTTTTGGTATCCAAAGGGTCAGAAACCCTACGAAGTATCATTAAAAAGGCTAAAAACTTCCCTATTGAGGGTGTGGTTAATATTGAGGATATATGGGATTCGGTATTGTCTTTTAATTCTAATGGTTTTGAGCAGTATTCTTTGGGCTTGGGTAGTTCAGATGAATACCTAAAACTACAACTAGGGGAATGGTCAATTTGTACGGGTGTACCCAATTCGGGTAAGTCAGACATTATAGATCAGATATGCGTTAATATGGCTTTAAAGTATGATTTCCGTGTTGCTATGTTTGCTCCCGAGTCATTTCCTTACGAAGGTCATATAAAGCGAATAGCCAATAAGATAAATCAAACCGAATGCAATAATGACCAACTCAATCAGTCCAAGGATTTTATTAAAGAGCATTTCTACTTTGTAAAGATTGACCTTGAAAATCTATCATTAGAGGCGATTTTAAACAAATTTCGGGAACTGGTACTACAAAAGGGTATTAACCTATGCGTTATTGACCCATGGAACACCCTAGACCATTCAGAACAAAAGGATTTGTCTTATATCGGAAAGAAGCTATCAGAAATGACTCAATTCGTACAGCAAACCAATACGCATTTGTTTCTAGTAGCACACCCTAGAAAGATGGAATCTATTGATGGTAAATATCGTATTCCAACACCTTATGACATTTCGGGGAGTTCAGACTTTTTTAATAAGGCGTTTAATTGTATTACCGTGTATCGTAACAACCAAAAGAAAAACAAAAAACTAGGTTCAGATGTGGTTGAGGTGCATATACAGAAAGTAAAGCGTAAAGAAAACGGAATGCAAGGTAGCTTTGATTTAGCACCCGACTTTAAGAATGGCGGGTATTATGTCGGTCAAGATGAATTAGATGATTTACCATTTTAAATAGCAAACTATGGAGATTAATGTATTAGACTTATTTAGTGGGATTGGCGGATTCCACCTAGGACTTGAAAGAGCAGGATTTAAAGTCAATTCCTACTTTTCAGAAATAGACAAATACGCCATTGACGTTTATTCTAACAATTTTAAAACAGCAACTTATGTCGGGTCAGTTACAGATGTTCGATCAGAACAATTACCAAAAATCGATGTTATCACTTTCGGAAGTCCTTGCCAGGATTTTAGCCTTGCGGGAAAACGTAAAGGTCTTGAGGGAAGCAGAAGTTCCCTTATTGGCGAAGCAATTAGACTCATTAGCGAATGCAGACCAAGTTTTTTTATCTGGGAAAATGTTAAAGGAACATTCAGCTCAAACGATGGCGCAGACTTTTGGGCAATTATCCAAGCCTTTACCAACATTGGGGGTTATAGACTCGAATGGCAACTGCTTAATACAAAGTGGTTTCTACCCCAAAATAGAGAGAGAATCTACCTTGTCGGATATCTTGGAGGTAGAAGTGGACAGCAAGTATTTCCTATCGGAAAAAGCAATGAGTTCTTTAACTCGTTGGCAAAAGAAAGGCAAACAAGTGCCTGTATCTGTGCAGGATATCACAAAGGATTAAACTACGATAATCAGTTAATTAAGGTGTATGATGACTATAATAGTAAGTTTAGAGATGATGATAATATAGGCACAATGACCTGTAATATTGGTTCTAAAGCCGAAAGAAATGGTCAGAAACTAGTAATACAAGTAAATTCAGCGACCAGTAAAGGGTACGAAGAAGCTACAACTGGAGATTCTATAAACTTATCCGTACCTACCTCAAAAACTAGAAGAGGTAGAGTAGGTAAAGGTGTAGCACAAACCCTAGATACTCATTGTAATCAAGCGGTAATACCGGGAACTTGGCGTACCCATATTGACGGTCAAGGGTTTAGAGAAGTGCAAGATGGTAATTGTCCAACCATACCCGCAAGGGCTAGAGAAGATGGTTCAGGACAGCCAGTAGTTAAGATTGGTGATTATCGTAGCGATGAAGGTTATAGAGAACGTAAAGATGGTGATAGTCCTACTCTAAATGCTAACAATACTCATAGCGAAACTGGTGGTACACCTATTTTGGTAAATCTTGAAACCAACTACACCTACAAAAAGGTCAATGAAACCATAGAGAAAAACCCTAATAGTTTTATTCAAGACCAACCCAAGATGATGGATTTACACAACCGATCGATTCACGATGATTCCCCTTGTCTTGTAGAACCTCATCATAACAATTCCTCATTATTCAATGGTAGCCGTATAAGAAGGCTTACACCCATAGAGTGCGAAAGACTACAAGGATTTCCGGATAATTGGACAGCTATCGGTAAGACAATGGGTGAAATATCAGACACCCAACGATACAAAATGTGCGGTAATGCAGTAACGGTTGATGTAGTAGCTGCCGTAGCCCATAACATTCGAAAATTGTACCTTTAAATCAAAACAACCTATGTTCAATATTTATCTTTCACCATTACGAGGACTATTACTTGGTGCAGCTTACTCAAACGAAGAAATAGAAGGTATCGAAGTACAAGAAGATAACCTGCGTCATGTA